AGCCAACCGACGTAGCGATCCCCAGGACGTGAACTCATCCAAAGGAAAACGAAACTTCCAACGCCGCTGCATCCAGTCTGAAATATCAGGCCGGACGGTTCCCCCCCATTCAAGCGCATCAAGCACTTCGTTCAAAAAGGAAACAGCTTCGATGTTATATGGATTATCCAACATCAAGCCAACTGCGCGGGCGTAACGCTCACCGTTTGAGAGCTCCCGAGCCTCAGGGTCTACCATCGACATGATCGTCTCGATGGCAGGCCGCCATACCAACCCATTCCTCCCGAAGTGTTTCGAGAGGAATTGCGCGCTGTCTCTACCTTCCATGCCGATCTCATGGATGAGATGATCAGAGACGTAAGATTCGTCAGGATTGAGTTCCTGTCCGATCAAACACTCCAAACATTCGCTAAGCTCTTCAACGGAGACTTTGCGAGATAGAGACTTAGGGACAACAAGGAGCACATTATCCCCGTAAACACGCATGACGACATCGTCAAGCGCACTGGAACCCCAGACAGCCGCAACCAGAGCGTAAATGGCCTCTTCCACACAATAGGTATTGATCAAAGTCGTATGAGGCGACCCCGATACATTACCCTTGTGTTTGTAGACTATCTGACCATCAGGGAGCGCAATTGGCGTGTGAACCATAAAGTCACGTTGCCACTTGAACACCCGGCCAAATTTTCGTCGCAAACTGTCCGGTACCCACCAACACGATCTAGCGAAGGCAAAATAAGAGTCTATCTGGCAGGAGTTAACACTAGCATCCTGCCTTCTGACATCTAGAGAATAATAATAATAATTACTCTCCTCGCTCTCCTGAAAATCCTTTACCACAGCTTCCGCAGCAAATGCTTGCTTACCTGAAGCTCTTTCAAGGAAGTTCAAGCGGTCATCGCTTCTCTTCTGTAGATCGCAGATGATGTTATGTAAGAAGATGGTAGCCCCACGGAACTGCCACGACATACCTAACATCAAGTTGGTTTTCTTCCAATTGCTGGCGATGTACTCATAAGCCCGGTTGGAGTACGGCGACATGATAAGATGATCGCGGACGTCCGGACACAGAACGAGCCTGCCTGCCCTTCGATCAGCTACAATAGGAGACTCAAGCGTACCAGAGACTTTCTTACCCCTACCGAACATTGCACAAGGACGAGGTTCTACAAATTCTCCCCTGCCGATCGCAGCGGTACATTGGTAGTATTCCAAGATGGCCGCATCCTCCGCGGCCGCCTTGTCCTTGTAATGCCGATGGCGGTAATAAATACCCGGGTACGAGGTCAGGCTATCTTGACCGACCGCCGAGAAGGGGTGCCCCTTCCACGTCGTACGCGCGCCACCACCCTCAACAGATCGCTGTTTAACCCGCGCCGCTGCCACGCACATGATCATGCGTGGATGCCATGAGTAGTCAGGCTGATCATAGCGTTTCAGATGTTTCAAAAGTGTTCCAAGAGTAGGTGCACTAAAGAAACCCGTCAACACAGAGATCATACCTCCAGCGTCCAGAGTCCACCTTTTGGCCAGATCGGCAGAAAACTG